CGATCAAATTGCAGGAACTATTGTAGCAACTTATGGTAAGCTTCCTATTCCTGCCGAGTTCAAACAAATAACTGAAGCTGACTTAGTAACTATCCAACAACTAAAGAAGATTGCATTTACACAATTCCAAAACTTAGCAACTGAGTTCACAAACACATTAGCACAAGAAGTATTCCAATCTACATTAGTAGGTAAACCTTTTGCAGAAGTAGTTGAAACTATGAGAGCAAAAATAAATGGTATCTACCAACAAGCAGATACTAAGAAGCAACAAGAACTCGTGGACTTCGTACAGAAACAAAGAATCGCTGGTAAGACAAACACAGAAGAATTTAAAACAGCAGTAGATGAACTTAAACAAACTTATGGTTCAACAGTTACAGGAGACAACTTAGCAAGTTATTCAGGTCAAATAGTACAAGATGCTTTAATGGGATTTGATGGACAGTTTGCAAAGTTTAGAGCAGATGAATTAGGTTTAACTAGCTATGTTTATTATGGTTCAATCATTAGAGACAGTAGAGATTTCTGCGTAGAACACGCAAACAAAGTATTTACAGAAGAAGAAGCTAGACAATTATGGCAGAATGATTGGCAAGGTAAATCTGGTAGCGACCCATTTATTAATAGAGGTGGATATAATTGTCGTCATCATTGGCAACCAGTAGATACTGATTGGGGTACTGTTAAAGAAGATGGTACTTTTGAATACACAATAGATTAGAACATTTTAGCAACAACTTTGTTGCATTTTTACAATTATCTTGATAATTGACAATTATAACAATATAGAAGGAGAACAAACAATGAACGACAAAGTAAAAGAGTCGGTTGAGAATACAGCATCTCAAGACAATGCTGGAGTAGAAGTTTCAACAAATCAAGAAATTGAAAATAAAGTTTTTACTGCAGATCAGTTAGAACAAATAGTTCAAAGAAGATTAGATAGATATAAAAAATCTGTTTCTAATAAACTTGATGGAATAGACATTGAAGAAGCTAAGAAGTTACTTCAAGAGAAAAAAGAAAAGGAACTAGAAATCGCTAAACAACGTGGCGAGTTTGATAAAGTTCTGAAGGAAACAGTATCAAAAAAGGATTCAAAAATTCAATCGTTGGAGACTGAATTAAAAAGGATTCGTATAGACGAAACTTTAGTCAATGTAGCTAGTGGAATGAAAGCTGTTAAACCAGCAGAAGTTAAACAACTACTAAGATCAAATGTTAGACTTAACGAACAAGGTTCTGTTGAAGTTATCAACGAAGATGGAACTCCTAGATATTCAGACAAAGGTGAACCAATGTCAGTTAATGAATTGGTAGCCGAATATTTAAAAAACAACCCACATCATGTTTCTTCATCACCAAGTGGTGCAGGAAGCAGAAGTCAAGTTGGTGGTGCTACTCCAAAGCAAATAAGTATTGGTGATCTTGATTTAAGTAATCCTAATGATAGAAAATTATATTCTGACATGAGGAAACAACGAGAGCAAGGTATATTTAAAATGAAAATAACTAACAACAATAACAAACTATAAAAAACTATGGCAAACGAAACAACAAGTTCAACTTTAAGTGAACTATTTACGAATATAACTCAAGAAGCTATATTCACATTCCAAGAAACTTCAGTTATGAGACCACTTGTAACTACTTACCCAATAAGTGGTTCAGGCAAAACTATTGAAGTTCCTGTGTACCCAACAATCAGTGCTTCAGCAGTAAACGAAGCTTCTGATTTATCTAATACAGCAGTAAACCCTACTTCAGCTACTATTACAGCTTCTGAAGTTGGTGTTATGACAACTCTTACTGACTTAGCTAGAGATTCAGCTAGTCGTAATGTTGGTGCTGACATTGGAAAATTATTCGGTGAAGCAATCGCTAAAAAAGTTGATACTGATTTAGCAGGACTACTTGATGACTTTGCATCTGCAAACGATCAAGGTGGTGCTGGAACAGAATTAACAGCAGAATTGCTTTTCAAAGCACAAGCTATTTTAAGAAGTGCAAATGTACCTGCACCTTATTATGCTGTGTTTCACCCAAAAGCTACTTTCAATCTGAAGAAAACTTTAACACAACCAGCTTATGCTAATGCTACTGGTGGTGCGATTTCTATGATTGGAGATGAAGCTTTAAGAAATGGATATATCGGTAGAATTGCTGGTATTGATATTTTTGAAAACGCAAATATCGCTATTGATGCTTATGACGATTCATTCGGTGGAGTATTTCACCCACAATCTATCGGATTGGCTCTTAAAGAGGACTTTAAAGTGGAGACACAAAGAGACGCCTCGCTTAGAGCTACAGAAATTGTAGCCAGCATAACTGTTGGACAAGGTATCTTAAAAGATACTTACGGAGTAACAGTTAAAGTTGATACTGCTCTTTAATTAATAAATCGGTGGGGTGTAAAAGCCCCACCAACTAAATATAACTATGGCAAATTTTTCAAGCGATTCAGATTTAACATTTTACCAACCAGATATTTTAACATTTGGAATATCTGCATTTACAAATTACCACGCACTAGCAAGAGAAGATATTGAAAGAGATTTAAGAATAAGATGGTTTCCAGTTTACTCAAAAGAAACTTATAGAGATATAGCAATACTAAACACAACTGAAATGGACGGAACATTATTAACTGATGCACAGTTTAAAAGACTAAGTGTATTTAGAGTAATAGGTTTTTATGCTTGTCCACAATTAACTAAATTTAACTCAAACGATAACCTAGATAGATTCCAAGTTATGATGAAACATTACAAACAAATGTATGCCGATGAATTTGAATCTATACTAAGAGATGGTGTTGAATATGATGCTGATGACAGCAACACAGTTCAAGATGCTGAAAAAGCACCTTATCATAGACTTAAACTAATTAGATGAAGATTACTGTTGAAGATAATTCTTTACAAGTTGCTAAGAACTTTGAAAAACAAGTAAGAGAACAACCTTTAATAGTTAAGACTGCATTAGGTAGAACTGCTGAGTTCTTAATGGGTCTAATAAAACAAAGAACAGCTAGAGGAATGAGTGCAGATGGTAATTCATTTCCACCATACACAGAAGCTTACAAAACATTTAGACAACAAGCTGGGAGACAAACACAATATCCTGACTTAAATTTTTCTGGTCAAATGTTATCAAACATAACTCAAAAATCACAACCAACACAAGCTATTATTTATTTTGCTAATAAGTTCCAAAATGTTAAAGCTTTAGGTAATCAAAAGAAACGTAAATTCTTTGCTATTGGTGCAAAAGAAATTCAACCAATAATGAATGTATTTATGCAAACATATAACAAGCTTAGTAAATTATGAGTAAACGAGAAGATATAGCAGGAAATATAGTAACAGCAATTTCAACTGGAACATCTCCAATAACTTTAAAGAAAGTTACAAGAGAACCATTTAACGTAGATGAATTATCTGAACAACAATATCCAGCTTGTTTTGTGCAATCTGGTAATGAAGTAAGATCAGATGAAACAATGACATCAAGCACTATTACAAGACAAGCAACTGCTGACTTTGTAATTGTTGGATATGTAAAAGGAACTACAACAAATATTGATACAAAACGTAATGAGTTAATCACTACGATTGAAACTAGATTAAATTCTGATAGAACACGAGGTGGGTATGCAAAACAAACTCAAGTAGTAGAAGTATCTACTGATGAAGGAGTTTTGTTCCCAATAGGTGGTATCAGAATGGTGGTGCGAGTTATGTACCAATATACATCTGGCACACCTTAACATTAACTAAACAAGGAAAACAACATGGCAACTCATACTGGTTCAGAAGGAACTATCAAAGTAGCAACTACAACAGTAGGCGAACTTAGAAGTTACTCTTTAGAACAAACTGCTGACACTATTGAAGATACTTCAATGGGTGATACTAGCAGATCATATAAATCTGCTTTAAAAGGTTGGTCTGGTTCTGCGTCATTATTTTTTGATGAAGCTGATGCAGGTCAATTACTTTTAGTTCTAGGAACATCAATAGCTTTGAAAGTGTACCCAGAAGGTGCAAGTTCAGGCGACAAGTATTACTACGGTGATGCAATCATAACTGGTAGTAACATATCAGCATCTTTTGATGGAATGGTAGAAGCTGAAATAACATTTACAGGTACTGGTGCAATAACATTAGGAACTGCGTAATTAATTATTAATTAGAAAAGGAAGATATGAACGTAATAGATAGAGTGAAGGCACAATTTGAATCTTTAGGCATAAAAAAGATTGAGGTTGCTGAGTGGGGCGAGGAAGGCAAACCTTTAATAATATATTGCTCACCATTTACACTTGGTGAAAAAAGAAACCTATTTAAAGGTGCTAAGAATGATGATCTTGGAGTATTGGTAGATGCAATCGTTTTAAAAGCAAAAGACTCAGAAGGAAATAAAATATTTAAGCTAGATGACAAGCTAACATTATTGAATAATGCTGATGCAAATGTTATAGCTAGAGTAGCAACAGAAATGTTGAATGGTGTTTCTTACGAGGAAGCTGAAAAAAAGTAAGAACTGATACGGAGTTATTTTCTATACTTGCTCTTGGTCAGGAATTAAACAAAAGTATGGAAGAAATTCTCTTGCTAACCCAAGATGAGTTTTATTATTGGATAGCTTACTTTAAAGTGAAGGCAGAAAAAGAGAAACAACACTATGGCAGATCAGCAACTAAATATAAGACTTAATGTTATAGACAATGCTTCAAAAGCTTTTGATTCTCTTAAGGGTTCAATATTTAATTTACGAAACGCATTAATCGGATTAGGAACTGGAGTAGCTTTTAAATCATTAGTTGATATTGGAAAACAAGCCGAACAAGCTAAAGCTAGATTAGCTTCATTAACTGGTAGCACTACACAAGGTGGTAGAGCATTTGACCAATTCACTAAATTTGCCATTAATGCAAAAGTACCATTAGAAGAAGTAATAGCTTCATCAAGAAAATTAATAGCATTAGGAAGTTCACCTGAAAGATTAGCAAAAAATTTAGAAATAATATCAAACATATCAGCACAAACTGGATTAAGTTTTGAAACAACAGTAGATCAATTTTCAAAAGCTACTACCAAAGGTTTAAATAATGCAAGATTATTTGCAGATGAAAATATTAGAATATTATTAGGAATACCCAAAGGTTTAGAAGTAAGTGGTAGAGATTCTTTAAGATTGTTTGAAAGAGATTTTTCTTCAGGTGGTAGATTTGGTCAAGCAAATAAAGATATTAAAGATACTGTATCAGGAACTATTATAGGTTTACGAAATATATTTTTCTTATTTGCAAGTCAAATAACAACTGGTTTTTTTGGTGTGTTAAAAAAACAATTAGGTGATTTAGAAATTTTTTTCAATAATAATAAAAAATCAATAGCTGATTTTGCTAATAGCATTGGAACTGTTTTAGGCGACGCAGTTGTCTTAGCTGGTAAAGGTTTAAAAATTTTATATGATAATGCAAATTTACTAATAGGATTATTTGTCGGTAGTTTAGTTTTAAAAGCTATTGATTCAATAAGACTTTTAACAGTAGCTTTATTTGGTTTGGCTACTGTAATGGTTGCTAATCCAATAGGTGCATCAATAACTTTAATAGCTGGTGCAATATTATTAATTGCTACTAATTCTGAAAAAGCATCAAAAGGTCTTGATAATTTTAAAAAGAAATTAAAAGAAATACAAGATAGAAGCGACCCATCTTCATTTAATGAAATTGCAGAAGGATTAAATAATGTATTAGGAGTTGGGACAGAACCTATTGCAGAAAGCATGAAAGAAATAAATTCAAGCTTTGAAGATTTTTTAGGACACATAGAACAAACTTCAAGTTTAGAAGAAACGGATTCATTTTTAGAAAGAGTATTGGATAAATTTAATGAGTTAAACGAAGTATCAAAAGATGTAGCAACAAGTGTTGCAGAAGGAATGAATAAAGCAGTAGGAGATTTTTCTAAAGGTATTGCCGAATCTATTGTCTTAGGTAAATCATTACAAGGAACTTTAAAAGGAGTTGCACAAACAATATTAATTGACATCATTTCTTCTCAAATAAAAGAAATAGGTATTTTATTAACTAAACTTGCTGTTGAAAAAGCTATCTTAGCTGTAAAAACAGCACAAGCATCTGTCGGTGGGGGTGGTGGTTTCTTTGGTTCTTTATTAAAAATTGGTGCAAGTTTCTTTGGTGGTGGAAGTGGTATTAGTGGTCAAAGCCCAGATTTAAGTGCAGAAGGTGGTGCTATTAAAGCAGGTAATCCTTACATAGTTGGAGAACGTGGTAGAGAATTATTTGTGCCTTCAACAAGTGGAACTATGATTCCTAACCATGATCTAGCAGGAACAGGAATGAACATAACATTTAATATTCAAGCAAATGATGTTAGAGGTATTAAAGAATTATTAATTGATAATAGAGCAACTATAATTAACTTAGTTAATCAAGGTGCTAATAAAAAAGGAAAATCTAACGTAGTATGAGTGGCACATTCCCATCAAGTCCAGCACCTAGAGATGTAGCTATAAGCACAAATCAAAACACTATTGTAACAACAACAGCTTCTGGCAGACGACAAGCTAGACAAATAGACGGTCAAAGATTTAGATTAAGAATTAGATTCCCAGTTATGACTAGAGCGGAATTTGCACCTATTAATGCTTTTATACTTAAACAAAGATCACAATTAGAGTCTTTTCAATATGTGCCACCAACAATATCAGCACCTTTAGGAGTTGCTACTGGAACTATTGCTGTAAATGGTGCGATTAGTGCTGGTGCTACATCTTGTTCAATAGATGGTATGGCTAACAGCACAACAGGAGTATTTAAAGCTGGAGATTATTTTAGATTTACTGGTCAGAACAAAGTTTATATGGTTATGGCAGATGTATCATCTAATGGTTCTGGTGCAGGGACATTAACATTTGAACCACCATTAAGATCAAACGTAGCTGACAATAATGTATTAATTTATTCTAATGTTGATTTTACAGTTGGCTTAACTGGAGATATTCAAGAATTTACTATTGGCACAGAAAACTATTTTCAATACGAAGTTGATTTAATAGAGGTATTGTAATGACAAGATCATTAAGTGCTGGAGTATTAGCAGAGATAGCAACAAATAAACTAAACCCAGTTGAACTTGTTTATCTAGGAATAGGCACAGGTACATATTACACAGATCATTATAAAAATTTAACCTTTGACGGAAACACTTATACAGCTTCATCTTTATTTTTAGGAAGTTCTGAAGTTCAAGAAGATGCTGATGTATCAGTTAGTAATCTTACACTCAAATTTTCAGGTGCAGACTTAACAATTATTTCTTTATTGCTTAACAATAACTACATGAATAAACCTGCAAAAGTATATAGAGGTTTCTTAGATGATTCTCAGGCACTTATAGCTGACCCATTTCTTCTATTTGACGGAAGAATATCTAGTTTTACTTTAGAAGAAAACGCAACAACATCATCTGTTAATATTATTATAGCTTCTCATTGGGCAGACTTTGAAAGAACATCAGGAAGAAGAACATCAGACAATTCTCAAAAACTTTTTTTTCCAAACGACAAAGGCATGGAGTTTGCAAGTAAGACTGCACTTCAGATAAAATGGGGTAAGAAATAATGAATGATTTATATAGAGTAGTTCATTTATATAGACAGTTCCCTAAGTACGACAAACTATCTTACGAATTTCTAGTTAAGATGATTACTCCATCAATTAACTTAGACCAATATCAAATACACAGAATAGGTAATCAAGATGTTGGATTTACTAACTGGGCATATCTAAGTGATAATGTTGAACAAAGATTTGTTCTTACAGGAAAGTTGAAAGACAATGAATGGAATTGTGGAGACAATATTTGGGTTATGAATGTGTTAGCAAAAAGTAATTGTTTACAAATTATGAAATGGGTTAAGAATTATTTTAGAGATAAAATTGATGTAGATGAATCTGTCAAATGGATAAGACAAGATAATAACTTTCATATTTATAGAAAATCAGAAAAGTTTAAAAGGGAGTTTCATATCTAATGGCTAAAGGTGCAATATTTTCAGCAATTATTCAATTCGTTATAGTTACAGCTATAAGCTATTTACTTGCACCTAGACCACCATCTAGGCAGGGAGAACAACAACAATCACAAGGTTTTTTAGTAAATAAAGATTCTAATAACAATCCTATTCCTGTTGTTTATGGTAATAGACAATTAGGAATTATAAAAACATTTGTTGAGACTTCTGGTTCTAATAATAAATTTCTTTATTTTGCTGGAGTACTTTGTGAAGGGGGCGGGGCAGGGATTACTTCAATAGATGAGATATACGTTGACGACAAATTGGTTATCTTTGATGGTGCATTAACTGATGGAACATTACGAGAAGTATCAAATAAAGATAAAAATTTTTATAAAGGTGGTAGTTTAATATCTATCCAAGCATTTTACGGATTAGATAATCAACCAGTATCTTCTTTACTTGATGAAACTACTAACTGGACTGCAAATCATAAATTATCTGGTATTGCTTATGTTGCTTTAAGGTTTAAATTTAACCAAGATAAATTTGGTGGTACACCACAAGTTAGAGTTACTCTTAAAGGAAAAAAGATTTATGACCCTAGATTAGATTCAACAAAAGGTGGTTCTGGTTCGCATAGACAAGATGACCCAACAACTTGGGCTTATTCTGCAAACTCATCATTAATACTTTTAGATTATTTAAGAAACAGCAGATATGGTAAAGGAGTTCCTAATGATGCTTTTGAAACAAATTATGAATCTTTTAAAACTTCAGCAAACACAGCAGACGCAGAAGTTATAGCAGTTGAATCAACAGCTTCAGATACAGCAGGATTAAGATTAGAAAATTATACTGATTACTTTAATGATAACTTAAATCACTTTAAAGCAAGATCATTTACAACAGACTCAACAACTTTCTTAAATGGTGCAATTGATAATGATGACACGACTATTACTGTAGACTCAACATCAAAATTTACATCAACAGGAAAAATAACTATTAATTCTGAAATAATTTCTTATACTGGTAAAACATCAACAACATTTACTGGTTGCACTAGAGGTGCAAATGGAACAACAGCAACATCACATTTAGACAATGACACAGTTTCTAATCCACCAGAAGAAACAGTAACTGCTATTTCTGCTAAAACTACACAAAGTTATAAATCAAAACTTTATTATGGTTATTTTAATCCTACAACAACTGGTTCTTATTTATTTCAAACAACAGCAAAAGATTCTTCTTTAGTTTATGTAGGTACTGCTGGGCAAGAAATATCAAGTCTATTTAATATATTAGAAAATGCACCAACATTTAGTCATTCATCTATTTCAAGTTATCTAAAAGTTAATAATTCAGGATTACACGATTCTGCAACAGTTGAGAGTTCTGGTGTTTCTATGGTTTCAGGACAATCTTATCCTATTATTATTTATCATGGAAATTCTAACTCAACTTCTTCATTAACTTTTGAATGGAAGTTATCTGGTGGTAGTTACAGTACAGTTTTAACTGATAGATTTACAGACAGTCTAGCAAGTGATTTAAAAGTACCATTATTTCAAACTCATGCTGTTTTAGATAGCGAACAAAAATTAATTGATAATGTTAGACAGTTGCTAGTTCCTATGAGAGCAATCTTTAATTACATACAAGGAAAATACAAAGTTATTATTGAAGGTACTGGAAGTTCACAACTATTATTAACTAAAGACAATGTTGTTAGTGAAGTTAAAATGCAGGGTGAAAGTAAATCAGATAAATTCAATCGTGTTATCGGAACATTTGCCAATCCAAAAAAAGATTTTCAAGATGATACTGTTTCATATCCACCTTATGATGATTCTGATTTAGCAGTAGATGACCAACACGCAACAATGCTAACTGAAGATAATGAAACATTACTAGAAAAAACAGTTGATATTAAGCAAGTTACTTCTCCTTATCAAGCTGAAGAAATTTGCGAGAACATATTAAAAAGATCAAGAAATAATTTAAAAGCTGAAGTTACTGCAACTGCTGAAGCACTTAATCTAAGTATAGGAGATATAGTTACAGCTACATACGACACAGCAGGATTTAGTGCTAAACCATTCCGAGTTATGTCATTATCTATTAATTCTGACAGCACAGTTAATCTGGGCTTAGAAGAACACCAAGATAATTTTTACACTTACGAAGGCAAAGGTGAAGAACCTACAATTCCTGATACTGTTTTACCAGACCCATTTGAAGTTCAACCACCAGCATCAGTAACTCTTGACGATCAATTAATTGAATACTCAGATGGAGTTGTTATCACTGCTTTAGATATAGTTATTGGTGCTTCAGTAGATGACTTTGTAGATTACTACCAAGTAGAATACAAACTAAGTACAGATACTGATTTTCTTATTCATGCACAAGGAACAGGATTAAACCAAAGAATATTAAATGTTATAGATGGAGAAGATTATAATGTGCGAGTTAAAGCTGTAAATACTTTAGGAGTATCTTCTGATTATGTTACAGCGACAAGAACTATTGTTGGTGGAATAGCACCACCTTCTGATGTAACAGATTTTTCATGTAATATTATTGGTGGAGATGCACATTTATCTTGGCAACAAATTACAGATTTAGATTTAGCTTATTATCAAATAAGATATTCAACACAAACAAGTGGTGCTTCTTGGGCTAACTCAGTTTCTTTAGTTGAAAAAGTTGCAAGACCAGCAACTTCAGTTACAGTTCCTGCGAGGGTAGGTTCTTATCTTATAAAAGCAGTAGATAAAAATGGTAACTTTTCTTCTAATGAAACAATCATTGAAACAAATGTATTAGCAATAGGAAACTATAATGCTGTTGCAACACAAACTGAATCACCAACATTCACAGGAACTAAAAATAATGTAATAGTTTCTGATGGTACATTAAGATTAGATTCATCAGAATTATTTGATTCTGCAATAGGAGATTTTGATGATGCGACTTCATTCTTTGATTCAGGTGTTACAGCTTATGATTTATATTCTGAAGGAACTTATTTATTTGCAAATCCAATAGACATAGGTGCAGTTTATACTTCAAGAGTAACTGCTTCTATTGCACAAACATCAGATAACTTAGATGATCTTTTTGACAGTAGAGTAGGATTATTTGATGATGCACAATCTAACTTTGATGGCGATACTCCTGCTAATTCTAATGCACATATTGAGATTGCTTTATCTGATGACAATATAACTTATACTTCGTTTAGAAACTTTGTCGTTGGCGATTATACAGCTAGATATTACAAGTTTAGGGTTACACTAAGATCATTTGATTTAAGTTCAACTCCAGTAATTACTGCTTTGTCAGTAAGTGTGGATATGCCAGATAGAATATTTAGTGGAAATGATATTGTTTCAGGAACTGGAACTTATACTGTTGTATTTACTTTACCTTTTTATTCAAATTCTTATGCAGTTGGAATAACAGCACAAGGAATGAGTACAGGAGATTACTTTACAATTTCAAGTAAAACTGTTAATGGTTTCAATGTTGCATTTAAAAATAGTGCTGATGCAGGAGTTACTAAGACTTTTGATTATTTAGCTAAAGGATATTAGATAGAATATGTCACAACATGATTACAATATAGCAAATCAGGGTTTCCCTGCATTTAGAACAGATTTAAACAACGTACTTTCGGCAATCAATACATTAAACTCAGGAACATCAAGACCAGCTTCAGCAGTTGCAAATTCTGTTTGGCTAGACACAACTACTTCTACTGCACCAATCTTAAAATATTATGATGGTGCTGATGACATATCAATTTTACAAATTGACCACACTAACAATACAGTTAATTTATTTGATTCAACTACATCATACGAAACAACTGCTACTTCTGCTGGAACAAAAACATTAACAACAACAAGTGGCTTTAAACAATTCTTTACTGGTTCAACAACTCACACAGTTGTTATGCCAGTTGCAAGTACATTATCACTTGGACAATCTTACGAAATTCATAACAACTCAACTGGTTCGGTTACAATAAATTCTTCTGGTGCTAATTTAATTGCAACTTTAGGCGCTGGTTTAACAGCAACAGTAACTTGTATATTAACTTCTGGCACAACAGCTTCATCTTGGGATTATTATTTACCTGCACCACTTTTAAGTTATTCTAAAGATACATTCACTGGTGATGGTACAGAAGATGAATTTACAATCTCATCAGGTAGAGCAGTAGATAACATATTAGTATTCGTAAATGGTATTTGTTTAGTTCCAACAGATGACTATACAATTTCTGGCACAACCCTTACATTCCAAACTGCACCAGTTAATGCTGGTGAAATCACAGTAAGATATTTACCAATTTAATATCATGGGTGCTATAACTAGAAGCATAGCAAATAACATTACGACAGGTGGTGTATTCACTTCTTCTGCAATAACAAATGCTTCTGTTACTGGAATTACAGTTCTGGCAAACGCACCAGCAGATGGAATTACACTTATTTCATCTCAAACTGCAAGTGCTTCTGCAAGTATTTCTTTTACAACTGGATTAGATTCAACTTATAAAGCATATAAGTTTGTATTTGTTAATATCCACCCAGCTAATGACGATATTGATTTTAGATTTAATTTAAGTAGTGATGGTGGTTCTAATTATAATGTTACAAAAACAACAACAGTATTTGAAGCACGACATACTGAAGCAGACGCAACATCTTTTGGTTACAACGCAAATGCAGACTTAGCACAAATTACTGGATATCAACCTTTTGGATTTGATGCTGGTAATGCAAATGATGAAAATACTTCAGGTTCATTAATTTTATTTAATCCCAGTTCAACTATTTATGTTAAACACTTTATTGCAAACATGAATTGTTCTGAAAATGATGAATCTACAAGAAATTTATATATAGCTGGTTACGCCAACACAACTTCTGCTATCAATGCTATTCGGTTTATTTTCAATTCTGGTAACATAGACGCAGGCACAATTTATATGTATGGAATTAAATAATGGGTAGTATCACAAGAGGTTTATCAAACAACATTACAACTGGTGGAGTTATACTTCCTGCTGGAATTACAAATGCTTCAGTAAGTGCTGTAACTTCTTTTGCTAATGCTAGTGGTGGAACATTAATATTATTATCTACACAGACTGCTAGTGCATCTGCAACAATATCTTTTACAACTGGCTTAGATAGCACTTATGATGAATATATATTTAAGTTTATTAACTGCCACCCAGCTACTAATAGTGTTGAATTTCAATTTAACATGAGTACAGATGGTGGTTCTAATTACAACGTAACTAAAACAAGCACATTTTTTTATAGTTATCATAAGGAAGATGGTACTGATTCTGGTTTAACGTATGACACTGATAATGATTTGGCACAATCAACATCATTTCAAGACTTAACAAGAGATACTGGAAACACAAATGATGAAAATTGTTCAGGTTCTTTGTCTTTGTTTAATCCTGCGTCTACAACTTATGTTAAACACTTTATAGCAAATACTTCTGATTATGTTATTAACAGTTATAATAGAAATACCTTTATAGCTGGATATGGTAATACCACATCTGCTGTAAATGCTATTCAGTTCAAATTTAGTTCTGGTAACATAGATGATGGTATTATTAAACTATACGGAGTGAAAAAATCATAATGGGAACAATAACAAGATCATTTGCAAACAACATAACTACAAGTGGTGTTCTATTACCAGCTTCATTGGTGAACAATTCTATTGCCAATGTAACTGCTTACAATGCTTCTGTTTCTACTGGCAACATGGTTTTAATAAGTTCGCAGACAGCTTCTGCTTCTGCATCAATTAGTTTTACAACAGGAATAGATAGCACATACAAAGAATATCAATTCTATTTTATTAATATACACCCATCTAGTGATGGTGCTGAATTTACATTTAATCTAAGTACAGATTCTGGTTCTAACTATAACGTAACTAAAACTACTACATTTTTTTCTGCATACCATGATGAAGCTAATACAGCTACAAGACTTGGATATGAAACAGCAAGAGATTTAGCACAATCTACCGCAGAACAAGAACTTACAGAAAATGTTGGTGCTGGTGCTGACGAATGTTTTAGTGGTTCTTTAACTTTATTTAACCCATCTTCTACAACTTATGTAAAACACTTTATTGCTAATATAAATAATTATCTAAATTCAAATTATAGTTATAATTCTTATGTAGCAGGTTATGGCAATACTACATCGGCTATTAACGCTATTAGATTTAAATTTTCAGCTGGTAACATAGATGATGGCACTATTCTAATGTATGGAATAAAATAATTGACTAAAATAAACAATAAACTATAAAGGAAATATGGAACATAAATTAGTAGATGGAGTTCAAATAGAACTCACAGCACAAGAAATAGCACAAAGACAAGCTGAAGAAACTGCTTGGGCTAATGGTGCATTTGATAGAGCAATCGCTGGATTAAGATCAAAAAGAAATGCTTTAATAGCTTCTTCTGATTGGACAGTATTATCAGACAGTCCATTATCTGCTGAACTAAAAACTGCTTGGTTAGAATACAGACAAGATTTAAGAGATATTACTGAAGGTGTAAATACAGTTGCGAAAGTAAATGCAGTTGTGTTTCCAGTTAAACCATAATGATAATTTTTATCTTAGGAATTATTCTAGGATTATATTTGGAATGGAAGTTTGAGATCGCCAAATATATTATTGAATCAATTAAAGAACATTTAAAGTAGTCTTGATTTTTGTTGCAACGCAACATATATATCCTAAAACTAAATAGGAGAATAAAATGTTTACATTTAAACTACCGACATACGAAGAACTAAAACAAAACTACGAAACATACTTAAAAGATGTTCAGAAGTTTTATAAAGATTGGTATTCGGATATACAAAAGACTTTTAACAAATAACTTTATTAAAACACAATAGTTTGATAAACACACTGCATAATATTAATTGCATTTACAAACTTTGGATTGGTGGGTGTGTCTTGCTAAAGTCTTGCAAATGCTTAAACGACAATGGCAAGAACTCACAACGAAGAATTAATCAGTCTAAAGGGACATATAACAGGAATCCGTAGAGAAATTAAAATACTAGGTACTTCAGTTTATAAGCTTGAAAAAAGATTAGAAAAACTATTCTGGTCTATTTTTATTGCTCTTGGAACTTTAAGTATGGCTTTATTAACTTTATTCCTTGCCAAGTAAAACGAATACAACTAACAGTTAGTTATGGACACAAGAAGGATTCTGGTTATATCAGATTTACATTTGCCTTATCATAGGCAAGATTCTTTTGATTTTCTAAAAGCATTAAAGAAGGAATACAAACCTACATTCGTAATGTCTATTGGTGATTTGCTAGATCATCACGCACTAAGTTTCCACGATTCAAACCCTGATTTGTTTTCTGCTGGACACGAACTTGTTAAAGCAAAAGATTATGTAAAAGAACTTGAATCAATATTTCCTGAACTTATAGAAATAGATTCTAACCATTCATCAATGGTTTATAGACGTGCATTAAAACATGGTATGCCTAGAGCATATCTAAAAGAATATGGGGAGTTCTTAGGAACTAAAAAATGGAAGTGGGCAGATGATTTGACTATTACTTTACCAAATAAACAAAGATGCTTATTCACTCATGGTCGTTCTGCTGACGTTTTAAAAGTATCACAAACAAATGGAATGAATTGTGTGCAGGGACATTTTCATACTAAGTTTAAAATAGAATACTGGGCTAATCCTGATAATCTTTTTTGGGGTATGCAAGTAGGTTGTTTAATAGATCAAAAGTCTTTAGCTTTTGAATACGCAAAGAATTTTAAAACTAGATTTATAATTGGAACTGGTTTAATAATAGATTCACAACCCAAGTTAGCACCTTGTGTTTTAAATAGAGATGGCAAATGGATAGGCAAGTTAGTTTAAATTTTTCTCTAAGAGAATTTATCTATTCTGATACTGCAATCAGATTACAGATAGACAATACTCCAACTGATGAAGTTCTAGTTAATCTACAAAATGTATGCCAGTTTATTTTAGAACCAGTAAGAAATCATTTTAACAAACCAATTACAATTACTTCTGGCTATCGTTCTCCTGAGTTATGCAAAGCCATAGGAAGTTCTGCGACTTCACAACATACCAAAGGTGAAGCAGTAGATTTTGAAATCTTAGGAATACCTAACAAAGAAGTTTCTGACTGGATAGTTAATCACTTAGACTATGACCAGTGCATATTAGAATTTTGGAAACCTGAAGAACCTAATTCTGGTTGGGTACATTGTTCTTACAAACCATCAGGTAATCGTAAAATGTATTTAAG